GTACCATTCGCAGCAATCGATACAGTGTAATCAGTTGTTTCCGTCAGCAGCACGTTGTTCTTGTAAACAACGATATCACTTGACTGCAAAACATTGAAGTTAAAGGCATACGGGCCGGTTCCAGTATTGCCTGTGAACTGAACTCTGCGCGTAACAGGGTTAATTGCGATATCGGACATGATGTTTTCCCGTTCCTTTGCTTACTCTATAGCAGATTTATCATCTTTGCTCAAACACGTTTGACACTTCTGGCCCTCTTTCTGGGGTGGTTTTACCAGGACGCCACCAGAAATTCTGACCATATTCACGTTTATACCTGGATTCTAACCGGCGCATCTTGCTTCTGGCATCTGGATCTGCCCATAGCTTTCCTTGATCCAGAACCATTCTTTCCAATGCCAGGCGAGAATACCAGAGCGTAGAGCCTGGAGTATAACGACCGGCAAAATTAATAAACTCGCTTCCGATATTTGTATCTTCGCCTTTGATAGCTTGCGTAACATTACCGATCGTCAGCTTGCGAACATCATCAGCAAAGCCAACAACCGGCCCCGCAATGGTTTCAGCCAAGCCTCGATCGTAACGATTTACATCTGAGAATAAAAAGTCTCCGTATATACCAAGACCACCACCTTGAAGCATCGCAGCGCCCCAAAACTCTGGATCTGTCATTGGGCGAGGATCGCGGCCCTTAGCCATTTCCTTTAGCTGCATTGCCAGAGCGCCCATCAATGTAGTGCTAATCAACAAATCCGCGAAGTAAGTGCCTTTAGCCCTCTGCGTTGGTTGCGCCAGACCGCGCATGATATGCGTGTTGACCAGAGTAACGCCAAAGTTTTTATACATGGCAAACGATCGAGTAAGCTCACCAGCAAGTGTACCTGGCCGAGTATCACCAGTTAGAGCAGTACGGCCACGGAGCGACGAGCTGGGTACAGCAAAATTTGTTTCTGTCTCTACCATAGCCAAGAGATTAGTTGCTAAGTCACGGGCTAAATCTGAGCGTATATCTGTACGGGCCTCGATGTCCTCAGCTCTTAAAAACGAAGCGCCCTCATATTCATAGAGCGGGGTTGTTCTAACAATCTCCCACTTGTCAGCGCCAATGCCATAATGATCTAGCGTTTTCTGCATCATGGGATCGAGCTGCTTAAATGTCTTGCCAGCATTGTCAGCCAGGTTTCCTAAGAACTCCATGCCAAAAGACCACCGGCCCGCATTCGTCCAGGGAGAAAGCAGCGAAGCCCTCATAACAAAGTCAGCCATACGGCGTGTTATCTCTGGCCCAGATACATCTCCGACATATCGCATTTGAGCAGCGGCAATAGTTGACCAGCCCTCAGCGGTCAATCCTAATCGAATTGCAAGTTTGCTTTTTTCCTCCAACCCAAGAGGATTAACAAAATCTAAATATTTTTTTAACATTTTGGTTTGCGGCAAGCCAACCATAGATCTAGCAATTCGGCCAAAATTTATATCTGAACTAGCAGCAATAAAAGCTCCCCCAAGTTGCGCTGAAGTTAGAATTTGACGAAGGCCGACAAAGGTACTTGCTATAACGCTGTCAACCGGAGCATTTATAGATCCAGTAATCGCGCTATAAAGTGCATCAATAGTATTTCCAGCTTTTCTTGCTCTATTTATTGCTTTTTCACGTTGGCCTTTTGGCGTTGTCCTGGCTTCTTTATCCAAAGTTTGTTTAATAAAATTTGTTGTTGCCGCTGGATTAGGGCCAAGCACCTCCATCATAGCAATGTCGCGTGACATCATATCAATATGGCCCATCATTGCATCAAACGCATTTGGATTGCCAAACTTCTGCTGGTATTCCATCCAGTTATCTGCATTTTTAAAAACAAAAAAACGATGATCTTGCTGACGTAAAGCAAATGATTTGTTTCCCGACATTGCGCCAGGTTTTAGCTTATTAAACCCATCAGTGCTAATTGCCTCATAAGCATCACGCAAAGCAAACTCAAGTTTTTGTTCCGAAAAAGGCAAACCTGTTTGCTCATCTTTCATTTTATTTAAGTCTAAGCGCGGCGCAATAAAATCCCGCCACTCTGCGTATCCCGCTTTAAGAACGCTCATACTATCGTGGATCTGAGGCATACCCCAATCAACGCGTTTCGCTATAGCACCACCAGCAGCATTAAATCTTGTGCGCAGATATTCTGATGCAGCCTTCCATGCTTGTGCCATTTCTCTAGCAGAAGCATCGCCGGTTTCTTCGCCAAAGATCTCACGAACTACATTTTTAAGCTGAGCTTTGTTTCTTGTTTCCCCAACAATATTACGACGAAAAGTTGCTAAGAACTCATCCATTTTTCTTGTTGCGCTGCGCGTTACAGCCTTTTGCACTTGAGTAATACTTCTGAATTTTGAATTTCGATCTTCTTCATATAATGCTAGAGCTGCCTTGTTTTTGTCGGGTGCGCCTAGACCTGGAGCATAGTGCGGCGCTTGCGTTCTATAGCAGCCTTTTTTGCAGAGATAGATGTATCAGCTGCAGCTTTTGCTGTTGCAGCAGCCCCACCCATTTGCCGGTTATACTGCGTTTCTAGCTCATCAAACAGACCTTTGATCTCATTGGCCTGATCCTCAGTGATCTGACCTTCGGCAACGCCCTCATCAATACAGTTTTTAAAAGTCATATTGTACAGAACTCCAATCGGGCTATCATTGCATCCTCGGCCTCAATAACATTTTTAATGTCACGCAATGTTTTTACTTCAGCAACAGCAACATCACCCTCTACGCGCATATCTACTGGAATCTCCATATCAAAGTCTTCGGGCTTGATACCCGCTGTGATATCGCTTATATCTATTTGTGAGAGGGCATCATCATCAAACAGCCCACCTTCTGGCATTGCAGCTTCGCCGCCGCGCATAGGTTCATCACTTGCGGCTCGCATTAGTTGCTGTGTTGTGATAGGTTCAACCCCAGGGATTAATAATTGATCCCCAGCTTCTGTTAATTCATAGGAGGGAACATTGCGATTTTTCAGAGATGCAGACGGTGATATTGTAGCCATAGAGGGATCTAAGGCTGTAACCTGGTCAGGGCCAGATCTAGGCTGGACGGGATCTGCTGATCTAGCAAGAGCAACGCTTTCTAACGAGCGAACCATTGAACTCTCAACAGATGCCGTTGATCCAATGCTTTCAGCACTAGGCGCATCAAAACCAAGTTTTTGAGAAAAAGAAGGATCTAGTTCAGATTGAACTAGCCCATAAAGCTCAACCATTTTTGCATTGGCATCTGCCACCACATCAGGGGATGAGTTAGGGTCATTGGCAATATCGTAATAATCATGTCCAGATTTATCAAATTTTGTTGGGTTTTGTTTGACATCCAACATGCCAGGAGGCCAAATTTGAATTTCCCCCAAGCCACCATCATCAAACACAACAATTAATTTTCTATCGAAATACCCAGCTGGAGTAATAATCCAACCCTCATCTATAATGTGAAACTTCTTTGCAAGAGCGGCAACAAACGCATCACTTTCCTCGATCGTGCGAGCGGTAATCCCTGTTCGTGCCGCATCGGCGATAGTATGGATCTGACCGGCTCGGCCTTTTCTCGCAAGTTTCTTATTAATTTTTTCAAGCAGTTTAACCGGCGCTCGTTCAAAATCCATTCCCAATTCTTTAGCAGCAGCCTCAGCTGTCGCATTTAAATCATCATGGTTTTTAGTGGCCATCGCCATATATTTGTCTGCATTTCGAGGCTGCCGATCAGAAAGACGATTTTGAATAACTTTAAATTCTGGCCTTTCTAAATCTTTTGCAACGACAAACCGCCGTTTTGTTTTGCCAAGAGTATCTTGTTTAAAAATACGATCAACAGCTTTACGAGCTTGCTCAGTTGCATATTCCTGGTCATCTACAATTCTAACCGGCATCTCCGGCCAACCAGCTTGTGCTGCAATTGCATATGTTGAATTACCATCACGCACAGAATATGAACCATCTTCATTTTCTTTAACCAAGATCGCAGGGCGCTTATCAATTTCTCCCCGAGCAGCTTGCTGCATAAACGGCACAGCGTTCTTAACGCCTTCTGGTCGTACTTTTACCGGCCTAATTTTATTAACAGGAACAAGCGTGTCACCTTCCTGGAACGACATATAAGGTTTCCAATCGGGATCGATTTCACCAGCTTTAAGAACTTGTGGTATTTTGGGCGCTGCTTCGTCTAAATCTCTATAAGTATCCAAAAACATTTGATCGGCTTGACGTTCTGCTGCTATCCCTGTTGGCTCGTCGAAGCCCTCAAGGGCTGGTTCTTTTTCAATTTCAGATCGAGCGATCTGCGGCGCACCATCGACAGCGCGTCCAATGTCGCCAGAAGATATGCGGTCGAAGTCGCCCGATTCAATTGATCCTCTGACAGCATCGAGGAAACCTCTGGTTGCTTCGACATAGCTGTTTGTGTCTCTGGCTGTTCTTGCTGCTTGGTTGAGGGCATCGGAGAGCGGCCCTTTTCTGTTTGCAAGCGTTTGGAGGAGCGCGATCGTTTGGCCATCTGTATTCGCCTTTCTTTCGTTTGCTTCCTTAACTAAGACGTTGCCTTCTGCTTCCAGGCGTTCCGAGTTACGAACCAATGTTTCAAATGCTGCCTTGTCACGGCGCAGTTCTTTATATGCTCGATCTAAGACCTTTGCACGTTCCACATAATAGCTTTCAGTTACCAGCTCTTCACCGAATAGAGATATTTGCTCTACCTCTTCAGCTCCAGCCTCACGCACCTGGCGCACAATTGATTCTGCCTGGAAGGCGTTGCTAGGTTCAGACTTAGCCAAGACCTGAATAGCAGCATCTTGAAGGTTAGGATCATCAATTAATCTGCCAACAATGGCGCCATAGTTTGCCGGGATTACTTCATTAATAATAGCGCCAAATGCTTGATCGCTAAGAGCCATCATATCTCTAGCCTGACGTACAAGCTCAGACCGTGGCGGCAGCTCCGACAATCTACCAGGCTCAACACGCAACACCTTAGCAGCATCAATTGATGTACCAGTACCTTCTGCAATGTTCTTCATTGCGGCGATAACACGCGCTTCCTCTGGGCTGACGCCATCAACTTCGCGCAGCTTGTATCCAATTATCTTTACTTCCTGAGAAGGATCTTGAGATCGAATACGCTTGGCTAACCCTAACCGTTGATGTCCATCGGCAATTGCTAAACGACCATCAGCGTACTCATACACTGTCACCATACCGGCTTTGTATTTATCCCATACAGTTACGCCTTGAAGACGCTCCGTTACGCCAAACTCATCACCACCCGCTTTGAACTGGAATGTCTTGGCGTCAACCTCAATTTGTTCTGGATCCAATGTATATAGAACACCATCAAGATTATCTGCGGCCTGGGCTTCGACAGCAGGCTTTACAGGGGCGTTAGGCTCTGGAGCTATATTAGGAGCCATATTGTTTTCTATTGCAGCCTGAGCCTTAGTTAAGCGGCTCTGATGCTCAAACTCTGCCACATTAGGATCTTGAGGCGTTTCTAGCGGATTAGTAGCAACTACTACTTCTTGTGCTTCAACGACATCAACCAGGGCTTGATCCTCTGGGCTAATAGGCTTGCGGCCTTTGCCCGATAATACTTCCCAACCCTTCTTGGCTTGAGCTGCGGTCATCTGTATGCCGCGACCGGCCACAGGCAATGCTGCACCGAATGCGCCTTGAATGGCTACATTCTTTAAAAAGTCATCATAGCCATATTCCAAGCCAAGCTCATCATACCATTTTTTAACATCAACCTCAGTGATTGCACCAGCACCGGCATTTATTGCGGCGTTCTGCATTACATTCTTCCAAAGAGATTTAGACCATCCACCAAACGGCATAGTCGCTTGAGTTACTGGATCGCCAAAAGCAGTGCCCATAGAGCCGATAAAACGAGCAGCAGCACTAGCTAAGTCGGGATTTGTTCTTGCCAGCTCTGCTAATTCATTTTCTTTGGATTGAACGAAATCCTTTGTGCGCTGATTTATTACATCAGGAGTTATATCTTGCAACTCTGGCGGAAGAGTATCTTTGTTTTGCGCCATCCAAGAATAAATATCCTGAGATACCTTTTCATAAAGGCGAGGAGAACTTGCATCAAACAGACTTCCAGCGAGATACATACCAGGGTTTTCAAAATCTCCGCCATTCTCGTTGGCAAGATCTACAATCGGCCCCCATATCTCAAGCATTGTAAACGCGTTACTGTTGCTGCCAGACCCGCCATTGAAATGAACAACATCAAATGCAGTCGTCAGATTTTCTGCTAACGTACCAGGCGGGGCGGTAAGACCCTGCTGGGGAAGAACGTCTAATCTATCTGGCTGGTCAAAGTTCATTTAGTGGCCTCAACTAGCTTTAACATATCAAAGACAAGCAACTCACCGGCTTCATCAAAAACATATATTGGCTGACCAATGCTAGGATCACCATATGCTAAAATGAAATTATTACCACCATATGATACTGGCTTATAGTTATTGTCCCTACTAAACACTCCACGACCAGAAATGTCTGTTGCATACTCATCTGTAAGAACTTGGCCACCAGAGGCGACAGAAAGACTTTCCGGTGTAATTGCCTTTAAGGCCACCTCGATGTCATCCACATTTAATTCTGGCGGCAAGTATGTATTAACACCGCGAACTTCTTGGATGCCACCACGGCCAAAACCATCAGCTCCAAGAGCCATGTCAATTGCATTATTCCAAAGATCTTCATCAAACTGGTCTTTGTTCCTGGCCATGTCTGCATAGATAGATGTAGCAACATCACGAGTAATGCCAATTGCATTTGGCTGATAGCGAAGAGCCTCACTTGTTTTAGCATTGAACGGTATATCAGTATTAGAAGGCGTGAAGTCTATAGGCTTAAACCCGGCCTTTATTGAGTCCATGCCGCGCAATGCCATGTTAGCCGCATCCATTCTTTCACTTACAACCAAAGCGCCAACACCGGCAAACTCTGGAGCAGTCTTAGATATTTCTGCAAGCATATCTGGGGCAGCTTGACCGCCACCATCTACAATAGCACCCAAGAAAAACATTTTCTGTGATCGATCAGATCCATCGATTACTTCTGCCAGCATAGATCTTTCTTGTGGCGTAAAGTATGTAACCGGCGTTGAATACTTAGCAGAAACAATTGTTGCATCATCAATGCGCTTTCTCATTGTTTCCAAAGTTGCATCTGGATCTGTAAAGTTAATCGGCGTGATTTCAATTTCATTACCGTTGGAATCAGTAAGACCAACACGCATAGCATATGACAATGGATCTTTCTTTAGTTCAGCCTCCATTCCTGACAGCATCTTTTTTGCCAAGTCATATGTTTGAATTTCTACAGGGGTATCAACACCCTCTCCGCCAAAACTCTCAATGCCACCTTCAAGAGATCTCAGATATCCAGCGGCCTCTGGCGGTGTCATTCCCCTTATGGCTTCAACAGTATTACTTGTAATGTTTAAGGCTATTACTTCATCTGGAAGATCGCCCCTTAAATCTACTGGTACAGTAGCTATCGCCTCCATTAGATCGGCAATATCACTGGTTTCTACATCTCGACCGGAATCCACCAAAGCTTGAAAATTATTAACCTGTTCTGTTAATTCATTAACAATAGGTTCATACTCTTTCTTACGAGCTGTTTCTGCCTTTGCCATAGCCTGTTGAGCTGAACTTAAATATGCCTCGGCTACGTTTAATGTGTTAGCTTCTAGAAGAGTATCAACGCCAGCTTCGCCAATGCCCTCAAGACCCTGACGTAAAGCTTGCACCTCTGCGGCCAGATCTTCTGGAGTCATTTTCCTAAATGCTTCAGCTTTTTCCATGTTGAACTGAAGGACGCCGACAGCATCCCTAGCGCCAACGCCGTATTCTCCAGCGGCTTCAGCTCGTTCCATTAATGTTAATACTTGCTTTTGAGATGGCATACCGCCCAAGGCTAAGATCCGAGCTTGCTCATTTGCATCAGAAACAATTGCAGCAGCCTCGCCCTGCGTCACTCTAACCTGAGCATTGTAATCTGCTGTAAGTGATTTCCTAAAAGATTGTGTTTGCTCAAGAGACATTCCCGGCATAGGCTTTGTCTTCATTTGCTCAAGAAAACGGGCCTTCTCATCAAGAGAACCTACATTGAATTTGTAAAGCGCATTTTCCTTAAAGGCAGCGCTATAAGCCCTTTCCTCAAAAGCTTTTAGTTGTTTTTCGGAAGCGCCCAATCCTGAAAGCAACTCAGTAGAAGAAGCCAATGACTGCTCTATAGTTCTCTTGTTTGCTCCAGGAATAATTGCCTCTTGCAAAATAACTTCAAGCTGACGATCCGCAGCATCGTTTACTTTTGCCTTGGCCTTTGCGGCTTGCAGATTAACATACCAATTAGAATATCTTTCGGAAGCTTTGATAGATGAACCGGAAAGCCGTTCCTTTAAGACCAATGCCGATTCTGGGTCTAATGTGCTGAGTGAAGCAGAATATCCATCCGTCACATCTGCAAGTTGCGCCTGAACAGCGGTGAATGGAGTTTCATTTCTTTCAGCATCGTTCAAGATCCGCATGATCTCGACTTCAGCTTCGTTCTGTATCTCAGCAACAGCCACGCGACTGCCGAGAGCATATGCTGCACGTTCCGCTATTGTAGTAGGTCCACCGGCTTCATCTAATGCGGCCAGAGTAGGCAAAGCACCTTCTTCGCGCACACGCTCCTGCCCACGGATTTCCGCTGCCTGAGAAGCCTGCCTGAAAGCAAAGTCGGACATACGATCAACTTGCTGAGAAATGGTCTGGCCCAACCTTGCCTGTTCGCGCGTAGCGGCAAAATCCATCTGTTGTGGTTGACGGGTCTGTAGACCGGTGCGCTGATATCTTGGAAGGATTGCCATGTTCTAACCTATGCTAATTGTCCGTACCGATATGCACCTTGGCCGAGAGTACCGGCGGCAGATACATATGAACTTAATTGTGCGGCTTTACCGGCTTGCTGATAAATACCAGCTTGAGTGCTTGCTTGACCCAAAGCCATAACTGCATTGTCGGCAGCAATGTTAAACTCTCTTACACCTTCGCCCATTGCATATTGCTGAAGTGTTGCAGCAGATCCAGATGTCGGATCAACGCCACCCGCAGCAGAGCGGGATATAATTGCAGCCAGCGTTTGGTTTAGATTGCGTAAAGCATCTGCGCCTTTTTGCTTATAGGCAATGGCCTCAGATCTACCGCGAAGCTCGGCCTGTTCAGCTTGCATCTGGTATTGACGTTTTTGAGCAGCGCCAGCAGAAATTTGGCCCAGAGCGGAAACCCCTGCCATAGCAAGCTGGAACCCGCTACTGGCCGCTACTGCGCCTGCCGATGCTGCTAATGGAGCTAAAACAGCCATATCAATTCCCCACACTTAAACGATATTCAAGACCAAGGACGGTCATTGCTAACGGCACAGATTGGCTTATCGTTATCTGCCCTGTGCCACTATACCCAAGAATACCATGCACAGTCTTAACACCTGTGAATGGCTCTACTGCCGAGTCTAGCACATCTACACCAAAGTTTCTAAATGGAACTTGCTTGCCGTTCACCGTCATATCTTGGGTATTATTTACGATTGCATCAACCTGAGAGATGCGCTTCTTAAACTCTTGCACAGAACCAGAAGATAGAACTGGCTCCGCTGGCATGGTTTTAGCTGTTACAGTATAGTCCAGGCCCACCTGATAGCTGGTTGTTGCTGGCGATGCAAAAGTAATTGTGTAGGGTGATGCCGGTACGACTTGAGAAGGCTCTATGACGCCATCACGAATGACTGCTACAGTCTCACCCTCTAGCTGCTCCATGTTTACTGAGGAGGCCGCTCCGCCGCTCTTAGCGCTATCCAGGGAAAAGTCTGGGCTGAATTTCTCCAGCATATAATTATCAGAGCCATCTATCGTGCGCTTGACGATCACATAAACGTCAGCAACCTCCACGCCGACAGCAATGAAGTCGCCATCAGTAATGAACCGGCTTGGAGCAATAACATTCTGACCGACCAGGATCGAGTAAACAGCCATTGATCCATCAGTGCCATTCACAATGAACAGGCGATCTGACTCATCTGTAGATGCAGCCCTACGCGCGGCCATGTCGATGGGATCTTTTAGCAAGTGAGAGCTGAGAGCTGATATATTCTGGACCTGATAAGATGCTGTCGTATCGCCAAACTGGAACGCATTGATTGATTTACCCTGGCGCTGGATGAATAGAGACGCACCATTAAGATCCTCAATCGGAAGTCCAGCTTTTGATCCAAGTCTGGTTTGTGGGCGTACAAAGAAAGACGCTGGAGTGATAGGATTATCGCCGGTCTGCAAAACAACGAACTCAGCACCAGTAGTAAAGATCCGCAGATCGTTACCTGCAAACAAATTTACAATCGAATTGAGTTGATTTGTGTTGATTGTTGCCTCAACGGATTCATCATCAAGACCAGTACCAACACCAAAGTCAAAGTAGTCTATGACCTTTGAACCCCAAATGGTATTGGGCCTCGACTTAGATCCACCGAAATATAGGCGACCCTCATGGAACGCAGCAGATCTGGGCCATCCGCGAGTGGTAGACCAAGTATCTTCATACCCATGTTCGCTTTCCCAGTTTCCAGCAGTAATGCCACTGGTGTCAAAGAAATTAACTTCAACAACAGCTTTCATTTCAGTGTGGGAAACATATTCTACATAACGAGCACGACCAAATGTGCTGAGAACCTGGGCATATTCACCAACAGCAGTTTCCTCAAATGGATTTACTGTATAGTTTGACGTTGCATCTGGCGCAGTATCCCATGCAGGATAAACTGTAAGAACCTTTGTTGACGCAACATAATCCTCAACATGGCGAGTTTGACCCGCGCCAGTACCGGATGTAATCTTAATAAACATTCCATTGGGCTGATCGTCACTGGTATAACTTGTTGCTGCCTTCAAGGTTATAGTATCGGCAGAACCGGCTTGCGCCGTTCCATTGTCCGTTGTCGCCCCTGACGCCGTGATGGTAATGTTACCCGTTGTTGCGCTGGGCGTAATTGTAAAGTTTGGTTGGTGCGTATCAAACGCATATGGATATTGAGGAATATTCTTGAGCGGCAGGTTTTCCAGCGTCCAAGATGTATCGCTGTTTCTTACCAATCGTTTCGTTTGCAGATCCTCATGGCAGAGAATGAGCGTATCAACAGCCTGAGTATAGTTGATCTCATCGAGCATAGCAGTTGTGATTGCCGTTGCTGTTAAATAGTCATTGCCAGAACCATTGATGTTTGTCTGAAGGACACCCGCCTTAAAGATATAAATACGCTGATTGACCAAGACCAGCAAATAGCTGTCAGCAACGCTGTATTCAAAACGAATGACCTTAAAATCTGTAAACGTAGACCCAAAGTCATGTATGAAGTGAAGCCCGTCACAGCGCTTAAATCCGCCCTGTGGCTGAATGGAACTGTATGATCCGCATTTTAGTATCTCACATCAATAAGGGAGTAATCCTCAATGATTTGTGGCGGCTTGCCACGGCTGTCCACGTTCATCGCCTCACGCATCAAACCACCGCGACCGGAATCTGACGGTGTGCCGAAAGCCTGAAGGCGGAAGTCTTGGGCTTTTGATATTTGATCGGTAATTACAAAGGCAAGCTCCGCAGCGAGGGCTGTTCTGAGCAGACGAACAAAATACGGAGGCATCTTGCTTTCTGCTACTGTAGCTTGATAATCGACAAATACTTTTTCAAAGTTAGTAAAGACCTGATCCCCGTAGATCTCCCAGCCATAACGAACTGGCTGCTGGTTTAAGCCAGCGGTTTGGAATAGCGCAATGATGCCTGAGAGCATATCTCCTGGAAGCTGGTAAGCATACTTCCATTCATCAACCGGAACAGTAGAAAGCCGACCGAGCTGTTGCTTCTGAACGCTCCAGCTCCATAGATAGTTAGATAGAAGTGTATCGCGAACATCTGGGTAAAGCCTGTCGCAAGCCTGGGCTGCATCAGATCCTTCCGTGAAAGAAGAGATCGGCGCTGCACCCAACAGGATTAGAGCATCTGAGCAGATTGAGAGTGAAGTATCACCAGCGGCCATATTGCCCTCCTGTTAGTGGGGAAGGGGGGCCGAAGCCCCCCAACCTTATACGAGAACTGCCGTTGTAATAACGCCAGCAGTATTGGTGGCGATGAGGATCTGACCGCCATCGCTTCCATATGTGTAGATCATATCACCAGTAGTGATAAGCGCTTCCACTGTGTCGAAGTAACCGGAACCAGCGATTGCGGCTTGGTTATCAACAGAAGAAGAATAGCTATACATTGCTGGGGAAACACCGCTTTTAGAAGCGGCAACAGTTGACCAGTTTGCTTGTGCGAATGCCATTGTCTATTCTCCTTACGCTTCAGTACAAGAAATTTTGACAATGCCTTCACCGTCAATCGCAACGGAACCGGCAGAGAACATGGAGCTAACCAAGAACGATGTCTTTTCAGGGACATAGTTTACCTCAGTTTTTTGCGCCATTGACTCAGCGTAGCCCATTGAATCTTTGTGCCAAGCAAAACAGGTGCGAGTAGAAGGCTTAGGAATGCCACCCTCATCACGATCACCCATTGTCAAAATGTTGAAGCCCATGAATGTGTTGATCTCACCTTGGACCAAAGCCTTCACCGCAGCAAAGTCTTGGCTAGTGATCTCTTGTTCACCGAGCAACGAATCGAGCTGTGTTGCGTGCATCAACAAATAACGGCCCTCAGAAGGTACGTTCTTCTCATTAAGAGCTTTTGCTGTTGCGCGTAGCTTCTCGATGTTCATGTCTGTGTTACCACCGGGGCCAACTGTTGTTGCAACAGTGGATGTGCCAGTAGCAGCATTAAGAGCATCGATCATGATCTGGTCCATGCGACGAGCAATAGACTTAGATACTACCTGAACCAACTCAGAGCGCTCATCGAAGTTGATGTGCGATTGCTGGAAGATGTCGGAATATTCTGCTGCGATGTAATCTTCCATCGTTGCAGTTACCTGACCGTAAGTTACGTTCAGTGGTGTGACATCAGTTTGTGGGACGCGAAGTGTTGCAACACCTTTCCCGATTGTCGGGAACTTTACAGTGTTACCAGCTACTCCGCTGCGTGTCCGCATCGTGCCGCGAAGCAACGATTCGGCTTGATACGCCTGTTTGACCTCAGAATCGAAAAGATCAACAAACGCGGTTGAGACGTTAATCGCCATTTGCAAAAACCTCCTTTTGCGTTTCAACTAAACGCTTCCGTTATCCGAGGTTCGGGCGGTCGCTTGCGCGTTATGGCCGCGCCAACCAGTAGATTACTACATCCAACGGGCCGAGCACGGTTAGCCGTTAAGGCTAAAATACACGCAAGCGATATTTATTGCAAGTACCTAACCGTTTTGTTGCGATTGGAACCATTTTTGCTCCATCTGAGTGCGCCAAGCGGCATCACTTTGCCAACGAGGATCAGATATAGCAACCTGCAAGTCTTGCTTTGTCATGCTATCTTGCTGGATCGTAGGCTTGATTGGGATGTTTTCATTCGTGATTGCCTGGTGATACTTGAGGAAAGCATTGATAGAGTCAGCATTGTTCAATGAATATGCTATCGCTTCACGTTCTGAATTATTCAAAGGAGCCTTCATCAAGATCCGCTCAGTCATTTGAATCTTCTCAGAAGCATTAGTGCCAAGTTTTTGCATTTCAGCGCGTTGATCGTACTGCACACTTTCTTGCTCATCTTTTGATAGGGCAAGGACACGGCCAGCGAGATCCTCAAAGGCATCCTGGCTAATCCCGTTTTCTTTAGCCCACTCCTGATATACGGAGACAGTCGGATCTTCAGCGTCCAAACCCTGATCCGCAAGTGCAGATACATCATACTGCTCCGGTGCTTTATGCTTTCCGGCCTTAAACTTTTTTTCAAGCTCCGCATAACTTTTTGCCAGCTTCTCAACATCAGGACCGTCCTCATCCCAAAACTTTTCTGGATAGTAATCTGGGCGCTCTAGCGGCTCATCATCACTTGCCGCCTGTGGTTCGCCCTGTGGCTGTTCGTGAACTGCGACAGGCTCATCCTGCTGGGGAGCCTCCGGTTCTGCCACGTTAATCATTGGAGCATCAGCTTCCACTTGTTCTGCCATTGCTTCAGCCATTGTTTGACCTTTCTATTCTTTTCTCAATCATGCGAACCATCTCAGCCATGCCCGTCCTCACATAGCCGAAACTCGCATCTTCTCCTGGAAACCAAGTCGGTTGCTCAATAGTAATACTGCGCAAATGACTTAGTACACGCGCCCCCTCCGTGCTCTTAAACACTTTGCCATAGATCATATCTATATCTGCGGCCTTTGGAGCTTCACTTGTTGCCTGGGTTAAACCTTCCCAGCCATCGGGTGAACTCATTGCATCGCCTCCATTGTTGCTCCACCATCGTTAGCAGCCGGTGGCCCTTGTTCAGCCATCATTGCTTGCTGCATCTGTTGCATCTGCATTTCCTGCTCTTCTGGTGTAGAGAGCAAGTCCTGCTTGATGTTCATTCTTTCCGCGATAAACGCTGCTATTCTTGGAATGGATAATGTCATCTGACCTTGTGGGCCGAGAGCATTTGCAATCTGCATGAATTGCACAACATCGTTTACTTCTTGTAACTTCTGAGCCTGGGCCAAAGGAGCAACCGGCGTAACTTTTACCTCAACGCCGTTCACCTTGAGCGGGAGATCGATGTAGCCTTGCTGATCCAAGATAAAAAGAATCCGAGATACCAATGGAACCATTGTCTCATCAATCAATCGACCAAACGCAGAGCCAAGGTTAGTTGCCAGCTCACGGGATCTTTCAGCGATCTCAGTAGCAGAACGAGCCGACATATTGTCCGGCGGCAGCGTATCGTCCATCAGGATCTTCTTCACGTTCATGCGCAGATCATTCATCACGATCTGGCTGACATTAAAGTCACCGGCACGGGGCAGAGGAGACAGGGACGGACCCTGTGCGCCACCGTTACGAGCCACACCAATGATTGCACCAGGCTGTATCTTGATGTTTTGAGGATTGAGAACGCCATCATCTGCCGCTGTATATACGCCAGAGATAGCCAAAGATGCGTTCTTCAGAACCAGCTCAACAGTTTTGTTTAACGTCTTGATGTCAGAGATAGCAGTAACCAAAGGACCACGGCCATAGATCTCACCGGCAACCTTCATATATCGAGCAACGATAAACGGCGAAGACTTCATTGTGCGATATACAAGCTCTTGTTGCTTGTGAGGCCAGAGCACATGATAGCAGTAAATGCCTTGCTCATAGTCGTAGATCACAGCATCCATAAGTTCGATTTCTTTGGAAGGTGAATTTGCTATTGCTTCTGCCAGCTCCGTTGTAATTTCAGCATCAGGAAACTCTTGCGGTATCGCTTCCGCCTTCATTCGCAATTTGCGATATACGTTATCGACATTGCCAAATGTGCCCTCTTCAATAGCTACAAGATACTGTGGGATTGGAGTGAAGCGAATAGGTGTAGTTTCATTACCAGGCGTCACCATCATAACGGCAGTACCAACGCAGAGATCCAGCAGGAACTCTCCCATCGCCAGATCAAAGTTAGTCTGACGCAATGTTTCAAACATACGAGTTGTATATGCGTCTAGCGCCGATTGAGCCTGTGGCTGTTGTTGCTCTGGAATGCCAGTGCCAGCCTCAAGGCGAC